GGTGATGACGGCGCTGCCAAAAAAGTTAACGGGTGACCTGGCGCAGACCAGCGTCGGCACGGACCTGACGATCACCGGCTCGACCACTACCGGCAGCGCCGTCATCACCAGCCCGTCGAGCACGACCGGGATCGCCGTCGGCAATCCGGTTTCCGGCGCCGGTATCCCGGTCGCGACAACGATCACGATCCTGAGCCCGTTGACGATGTCTGCTAACGCGACGGCCACGGCGAGCGGCATCACCATCACGGTCGAGGCCGAGGTGCAGGTGATCGGCCTGGCGGAGTGGACGCTGGACTGGAAGCGCAAGACGGCCGAGGCGACCACCACGGACGACTCGGCGTATGAGTCTTCGCTGGGATCGACGGCGAGCTGGTCGGCGAAGGCCAAGTATATGTTCCTGGTCGGCGACACGTCGCAGGGCGCGGCGATCACCGCGGCGATCACCTCCGCGCAGGCGCCGCAGGTCTGGAACTTCTTCCCCGATGTCACGGTCGGCCACCCGGCTTACAGCGGTTACGCCTTCATCGACGGCATCACAATCTCCGCCGGTACGGGCAAGATCGTCGGCCTGGATGTCTCGCTCAAGGGCACGGGACCACTGACGGTAGCAACGCAGCTTGCGTCCGTGGCGCAGCCCAACACCGTCACCGGCCAGCAGGCTGAGGACTAATTCGGACAGAAGGAGATCGCGGAGAATCGCCAGAGCCAGCAGCGCCGCCTTCGGGCGGCGTTGCTGTTTTTGACGGCTTTGCGCCCCCGGGCATAGATACTGCTCATGGAACTCACACCGCAACGCGGCGCCATCGCCATCCAACTCGACCGTCCACGCGTTCTTTTCTTCGACATGAACGCCACCTGGCTGCTGATCCAGAAATACGGCCACAGCTTCATTCCGGAGCTTTACACGCTCACCGGCGAAATCACCGACGATCCCAGATCGCGGTCGCTCCAACTGAAGAGCATGGACGCGCTGGCTTACTTTCTGTGGGCGGGCCTGCAGGCCGACGCGAAACAGCACGGCGAAGAGTTCACGCTGGAGCAGGCGACCGAGCAGCTCCGGCCGTTCACATATACGAAGATCTTCAACGCCGTGGTTGTGGCCCTGGTTGGCGGGACGCTGACGCCGGCGGCGCCGGGAAAAACGGAAGCGGAGCCGGCAAGGCCAGCCCGCCCCGCGACGAAGGGACCAGGCCCGACACGGGTTTCGACTTCCTTGAAGCGCAGCGCTGGGCCCTCGGGGTCGCGGGCTGGTCGCAGGAACACTTCTGGAAGTCCACACCGCGGGAGCTAAACCTCGCGCGCCAGGGCCGCGCGGCCGACAACGATCGCAGACGGCGCGACCAGGCGCACTGGATGAGTCTGCTGCTCTCCGCGCAGAGCGGAGAAGTGGTGACGCCGGCGCAACTGCTCGGCGAAGGCGAAGAAGAGCAGGCAGCGCGTCTGGACCAGGCGGAGAAGGATGCAGAAGTGCTGACGCAAAAGATGATTGCAGCGGGGATCGCATAAATGGCTGGACGCGGGATTGTCATCAAGATCGAGGGCGACGGCGAGAGCGCAAAGCGCGCGCTGGAGATGGTCCGTGAGCAGATGGCCATGACCGCCGGGGAAGCAAAGCACTCTGGCGGCGAGATTGAGGGAGCAATGGAGCGCGTCAAGCGGTCCCTCGAATATGTCGGCGCGTACATGGCATTTCGTGAAGTACTCGGCGCCATAAAAGAGACGATCGGCGGAACAATTGAGTTGGGTGTGGAGATAGGACACCTCTCCAAACAGACCGGAATCAGCACAGAAAATCTGTCCGTCCTGAAGTATGCGGCCGACACAACGGGCGTCAGCTTCGAACTTTTGCAAAAGGGCTTCAAAAAGCTCTCCACGGAGTTGGCTGAGTACAACGGCGGGAGCAAGGAAGCCAAGAAGGCTTTCGACGAGCTCGGAATCAGCCAGAAGGAGCTGAAGGCTACGGGCGGCGACCTATGGCAAGTCTTCGAGCTCATTACAAACAAAATGGCTAAGATGCCCGAGGGGTATGCCAAGAACGATGCGGCTTCCAAGCTGCTCGGAAAATCTGGAACGCAGCTCATCGCCATGATGGAGGAACTCGGAGTCTCAATGGCAGACATCCGTGCCGAGGCTACAGCCCTGGGCGTCGTGCTCGATGAGGCCGGTGTTAAAAAGCTCGAGGATACGCACAAAGCGGTTGAACAAATGAAGTCCGCCTGGCACGGTTTGGCGTTTGAGCTTACTAACGCCGTAAGTCCTGCTCTCAAGCAGGCGGCGGAGGACATGACTGACCTATTGAAAGATTTAAGGACCGACCCAAAGAATACTTTTATGGGACTCATCGGAGGCGGCCTCGCTGGCCTAGGCCTGGGTAATCTCGGCACCGACATCATGATGAAGGCGGCCGCCGGGATTGCGAACAGCCAAAAGCCTGCTACACCTTCCGACGGCTTCAAAACGGACAAGCCGCGCACGCAGCCGTTCGATCCACACGTCACAGGCGCAACCAAGAGCGACGACGCGCTGCTGCGCGCGGCCGCTGAACTTCAGGACGCGATGGCGACCCAGAGCGCGGCGATGATGAAGAGCGCCACCGGCGACATCATGGCGATCATCGACGCCAAGCACAAGCTGATGGAGATGTCTGACGAAGCCTATTACGCGAAGAAGCTCACGTTGGAACAGGCGGCGCTGAAAGCCGAGGAAGACGCCCTCTGGAAGCAAATCGCGACCATGCAGGCCCTGGAGAAGAAGCAGCACAACGACAAAACTCTGAAGCGCGGCAAGGATGGCAAGTCGGCCGAAGAGGTCCAGACGCAGGCGAGGTTGCTGGCGCTGTCAACGCAGCTCGTCGAGAGCGAGAGTAAGTCTGCACGCCTCGACACAGCCGCCGGCGCGGCCACCCAGGAGCGCGCGCAACAGGTGAAGCTGGCGACGGCGAAGATCGCGGCGAAGCTTGAGGAGGAGACGAATACGACCATCACCGCGCGGCTGGCGCTGATGCGGATGGAAAACGACCTGGAGTTGCAGAAGATCGCGATGTCGGCCGGGAAGGACTCTCCGGAGTATCGCCAGCAGCAGGCGCTCGAGGGCGTGATGGAGGCCAAGTCGCGGATCGCCGATGTCGATCGCCAGATCCGCGAGAGCGAGGAAAACAACACGCGCGCCGTGAAGGAGCTGGCCGACGCGGCCGCGAAAGACCCACGGTTCAAAGACGCGGCGAGGTCGCAGATCAACGCGCTGAACAAGGCCGAGGCGGACAGCATCCGGACGCTGGTCGCGCAGTACGACGCGCTGGCGCAGGAGCTCGGCGGCCCGTTCCTCGAAACGGCGAAGAACCTGCACGCCGAGCTGGACAAGCTGAACACTCCCGACAAAAAGGACGATGCGGCCTTTGCAAAGACGCTGGCCGAGGGCGTGGAGAGCCTCGGCAACCGCATCGCCGAGTCGAGTACGAAAGGCAAGCGCGCGTTTCACGACATGGCGGTAAGTATCGGCGACGATGCTCTGAAGCTGGCGTTGAAGCTGGCCGAAGACAAATGGCTGACTCCGCTGCTGGAGGGCGCGATGGGCGGCGTCAGCGGCGGTGGGAGCGCACCGGGGTCCATCACGAACTTTCTGCCGCACTTTGCGGATGGAACGAACAATATGGGCGGCGGCCCAGCTTTGGTTGGAGAAAACGGACCTGAGTTATGGCAGCCACCGGCGAAAGGCGGCAGCGTGGCCACGGCCGCGACTTTGACCAAGCTGGCCGAGACGGGCGGCGGCGGTGGCCGCGCGCCGAACATTACGACCAACGTCTTCAACCAAACTTCGACCCCCGTCACGGCGCAGCCGGCGACGGTGAGCTACGACAGCGAACTCAACCAGCACATCGTCAGCGTCATCCTCCAGGACCATGCCAACGGCGGACCGACACGCGCGCTGACCGGCGGTTGATTTGCCAGAAAGTCCTTCGCCGCCGCATACATTCGAGGTGAAGAATCGAAAGCATCCCAACAGAATTCCCTTTGAAGGCTGCCTGACGAAGCTCGATGTCGCCAGCGATCGCGCGCCCTTCGGCGCCCGCGGGCACCGCGTCATCCTCACCTGGGACGCGGCCAACGACGCGCTCGATTCGTTGCTGGGCATGGCCGTCGGCTTCAAGGCCGAGTGGGACGGCCACGACAATCGACGCAAATGCGGCGTGATCGAGGAGGCGTGGATCGAGAACGACGAGCTGCTGGTCAGCGGCTATCTTTACGGTAAAGACTTTCCCGAGGTCATCGCCCACATGCAGCGCCCCGACGTGGAGCTGGGGATGAGCTACGAGATGATCGACGCCCGCGTCCAGGACATGCGCGCGGAGCTGTGGACGCTGACGGCGGTGACGTTTACCGGAGCGGCGATTCTGATGCGCGACAAGGCGGCGTACCGCAGCACCAGCGTCAACCTGGCCGCCGCGGCCGCGTCGCAGGAGTTTACCGGGGCGCTGGCGTTCTTCGACGGCGGCCGCGTGCAGCTCGCCGAACGGCAGCCCGGCAGAATGCACCGCTGGTACGACCGGCTCAGAAACGGACGCGGAAGCCACTAGATTATGAGGAGGTATCAAATGAAGATGCAATTAGGCACCACGGTCAGGGACCAAATTACCGGCTTTTTGGGCGTTGTCACGGGCCGCGCGGAATACATCACGGGCTGCAATCAGGCTCTCGTCGCACCGCCGGTGGATGCAGCGGGGAAGTCTGTCGCTTCGGAATGGTTTGACGAACAGCGCCTCGTGCTGGTTCCGGAATATGGAACCGTGACGCTCGACAACGGAAAGACGCCCGGCTGCGACAAAGCCGCTCCGAAACGCTAGAAACGGACGCGAAAACCGCTCTTGAGCGCGTTGCCGACGAGGACCTCGGCGGCGGCGCGGTCGAAGTTCTTGTCCAGATTTGTGTCGAGCGCCCTCTGCACCAGGTCTTCCATCGGGAAGCGCGGCTTGATGTGTGCTTCGCGGACCAGCGTGTACCAGGGCTCGGCGTCCTGGCTGCCGCCTTTGTAGCCCATGCCGCCGTGTCGGACGAAGATGCACAGCGTGCCGGACTTGGTGTGCTGCACGAACGCGACGAAGTCGGAGCTGCCGAGCTTGCGCAGCGTGGCTTTGCCGATGACACGGTGGACCGTGCCGCGCGCTCCGGCCGAGAAGCTGCCGGCGAACTGCTGGCCGATGTCCGCGCCGGTGGGGAGCAGGGCTTTGGGGCGCAGGTTGTCGGGGATCGGGCGGTTCTGCGGCGCGTACTTGAACAGGTAGCGCGTCGGGATCGCCAGGAAGCGGTGTCCGGCGACGGGTACTTTCTCGCCGCCCTGGTCCTGACGGGGCAGGTAATCGGGCGCGCCGGTCTTGTGGTTGGAGGTGTCGGTGTAAACCTCGGAGAACTGGGTGTCTTTTTTGGCGGGTGTGATCTTCGTGTTGCGCACAGTCCAGTCGTTGCGCAGCTTGAAGACGGATTTCTCGCCGGCGCGCGCGGCTTGCTGGCCGCTCTGCGCCTGCATGGTGAGGAAGCGGGCGATGGTGAACGGGAGGTCGTCGGCGAGGAGCTTGTCGACGCCGGCGAGCGGGACGCTGATGTCACAGATAAGCGTCAGCAAGTGCGTTCTCTAAAGTCCGAATGTCTTCAAGGGTGATCCCATCGCGATGCTCGTCACACGGCAAATCTACCCATTCCTTCATTTCGCGGCCTTCCGCGCCGTCAGCAAACTGTTTCATCCGCTTGCAACGGGGACATGTTAGCCGCGTAATCCCAATGAGCCTCGACATGCACCGAGTCTGACCGATTTGCCGAAAAGAGGCAAGGTGCCCGATAACCCTGCGGTGGATTTCCCGCAGCTATCTCGCAAGCCGGCGCTGAAGACGCGCACGCAAACCATCGACCCGACGCTCCGCGACTCCATGGAGAACGGCATGGAGACGACGCGCGCCAAGTTCACGCGAGTGCGGCGGCAATGGTCGGTCGCGATCGACTTTCTCACGCCGGCCGACGTGGCCATCCTCGAAAACTTCGTGGTCAAGCAGGCGGTCTACGGCGCGAACATCTTCCTTTTCCCCGACCAGCGAGACCCGCGCAACCCGGTCTGGTACAAGGTGCGGTTCGCGACCATCCCCAGCTTTTCCGACGCGGGCAACGTCGAGGGCGAGTTCCGCCAGAACTGCACCTTTGAAATTCGGGAGGTGTGATGCCGACTCCCGCGCCGCTTTTCCACATCCTCAGCGTTGTCGCGAACATCGAGCGCCACAAGATCGCCAGCGGCGAGCCCTGGCTGCTGCTGCTGGACCTGGAGTGGCCCGGGGACGGGCTGCCGTCGACGGCGGGCGCGACGGCCGTGCAAACGCACATCCGGTTAGTGCGCGACCTCGATCCGATCACGTTCGATGCCGGCGACGGGCTGGGTCCACAGGTTTATGAGCCGTTCAATTTCAACCTGGGCGATCTGACCGTCGGCAACAACGGCGCGGTGCCCGACTGCATAATCCAGGCCTCGAACGTTTTGCGGGCGCTGCAGGGGATCATCGAGCAGTATGCCGGGGTGGTCGGCGCGAACGTTTATCTTTACGTCCTCAACGCCACAAACCCCGCCGGCGAGCCGGACCTGTCGCTGGCGTTCACGGTCAAGAAGACCGACTCCGACGCCAAGCTGGTGAATTTCACGCTGGGCGCGAGTTCTCCGCTGCGGCGGCTGTTTCCGATCCATCTATACCGTCCTAATTTTTGCGGATACCAGTACAACTCTCCGGCGCTGCAGGCGGCGACGGCCGCGGCGATCGCCGCGGGCACGCCGCTGAAAGACCCTCCGGGGATCCAGTGCGGGTATATCGGGCCGCTGACGAGCTGCACGAAGACGATCGACGGGCCCAACGGCTGCCTGGTGCATTTTCCGACCAGCCCGATGCGCGGTCTGTTCTTCCCCGGCATTGACTCGAACGGCGCCGCCGTCGCGGGGGTGTCGTGAGCATGAGCCCTGAGCAATGGACAGCGGCTCTTGAGGCCAATGGGTGGAAGAAATACCGCGGTTCGATGACAACGTGGGTTGCGCCGAATGGCCTCCTCTTTCGTGGACCGTGGCAGGCCTACGACATCATGCAGCGCGCTAAGGCCTCCGGAATAGACATGACGAAGCCGCTAGAGGTCGACCTATGATTCCTGCACGCATCTACGCGGACCTGGTCGGCAAGCCGTTTGCCGAGGGTGGGCGCGGTCCGGCGTTCGACTGCGTTGGCCTGGCTGTCGAGTTTCAGCGGCGGCGGGGTATCGGCACGCCGATGTATTTGTCGGACGAGGCGGAGCTGCACCGTCAGATTGCCGCCGGTGGCGCGCTGGACGACTGCCATCGCCTGGATGCGGCCGAGCCGGGTTGCTATGTGCTGCTGCGGAGCTTTGAGGAGGGCGAGCGCCACATCGGCGTGATGGTCGACCCGTACCGGATGCTGCACAGCCGACGCGAGGTCGGCTCGGTGCTTGAGGTGCTTTCGCGGTCGGTGTGGGCGCGGCGGGTGATCGGCTTCTATCGTGCGGAGGTTGCCGCGTGAAACTGCGAATCATCCGCGTCACCAACCCTCTAGCGCCGTCTGTCGGTCGCGAGATTCGGGAAGAGGATCACGAATACGTCGACCTTGCGGACGTCGTCGAGGAACAGTTTCAGAACGAGCCAGCCGGGGATACGGAAGATCGCGAAGCCTTCGACGCCGCATTCGAGGTCTGGGCAGAAAGCGTCACGGTCTCGCTCAACGGCCACGTCTGGGAGCGGTCGCTGTGGGACGAGGTCACGCCTCGCGACGGCGATTGCATCGTCATCTCGCCGCGGGTCGGCAACTCGGGTTGGGCGAAGGGCCTGGCGGCGCTTGCGATCATCGTCGCCTCGGTAGCGACGGCTGGATTGGGAGCCTCCGCCTTCGTCGGCTTTGGATTATCGCTCGGACTTACCGGGGCGCAGACCGCGGCCGTCCTGGCGGGCGCCGTCGCGATCGGCGGCAACATGCTGGTCTCGGCGATCGGCAGCCTGCTGGCGCCGGCGCAGAAGTCGCAGACGCCCAGCTACGCCTTCGACGGGCCGCATTCGCTGGCGCAGAGCGGCACCGTCATCCCCAAGGGCTATGGAACGTTTGTCTCCGGCGGCAACATTGTCAGCAGCTTCGTCGATGTCGAGGGGAACGATCAGTACATCAACGTGCTGGTCTGCTACGGCTGGGGCCCGGCGCGGTCGATCGGGCAGATCCAGATCAACGGCAAGGGCGTCGACACCTACCAGAACGTGCAGTATTACACGCGGCTGGGCGCGAACAATCAGGCGGTCTTGCCGAACTTCAATCGCGTGGTCAACGGCTATCCACAGCAGACGGAGTGTCTCGCCAACGTGCCGGTGGTTGTGCCTGGTACCGGTGATCTGACGCAGATTCTCCAGGTCGACGTGCAGTTCCCGGGCGGCGTTTTCTACCAGACGGCCGACGGCAACACCATCGCCGCCGTGATCACCTACCAGGTGCAGTACCGACTCTCCGGCACGCTCGAATGGCTGTCGGTGTTGCAGCCGCTGACGACGTCCGACGTGGTGAGCTACGACCCGATCACCGGCGATCCGCTGGAGCCGCACGACTGGTGCGTGGTCGCGACCGACATGCCGCCGAACAGCGGCGTGGTTTACGCGCTCGATAACGGGCCGCACAACCCTGGCGATCCGTGGACCGGCACGATGACGGTGACCACCTACCAGCCCAACGGCAACCACGCCGACTACACGCGATCATTCCAGGGCGAGTGGCAGCGGACGAATCCGTTGATCAACCAGGTGCTGGTGCTGACCTGGACGGATGGCTTCATCGACTATGTGAACGCCACCACGCAGACCTGCTACAACCGCACCACGATCTACGGTCTCGCGCCAGGCAAATATGACGTTCAGATTACGAAATATGGCAGTGCGCGGATCCACCTCGATGTGGCGCCGGGCGACAACTTCGCGCCCAACATTGGGCAGGACATGTGGGTGCATTCGGTCAACGAGATCTCGCTGCTCGATCTCCAGTATCCCAACATGATCCTGATCGGGATGCGGGCGCTGGCCACCAGCCAGCTTTCGGGCTCCGACCTGAACATTACGGCCGCGATCACCTACGGGCTCCGGACCAAAGACAACAACATCCTGCCGACGGCGTTGCAAGCCTACGAAGAAGACAACCCGGCGTGCGTCGCCGCGGACATGATGCTCGACGGGCTTTACGGCGGCGGCCAGTATCCGGGCGTGAACACGGCCAACATCGATCGCTACATCGATGAGTGGGTGAACTGGGCGGACCTGTGCGACGAGCTGGTCGACGACGGCAACGGCGGGAGCATCCGGCGGGCGATCTTCAACGGCGTTTTCGATAACGAAAGCGACCTCTGGAGCCAGGTCAACGTGGTCGGCCAGATGTCGCGGGCGCAGCTCGTGCAGATCGGCCGCGACTACGGTGTATTCCTCGACCATCCGGACACGCCGGTCCAGATATTTTCGATGGGCAACATCGTCGCCGACTCGTTTACGGAGACGTGGCTGGAGCTGGACGCGCGCGCCAACCAGGTCGAGGTCGAGTTTGCGGACGCGACCCGGAACTATCGGCAGGACAACCCGATCGCATACATGGACCCGGCGAACCAGGACGCCGGCGTCGCGGTCAAGAACGTCCGCATCAATGCGAAGGGCGTCACATCGCCGGCGCAGGCCTGGCACCTGGCGCGCTACCGCGAGCGGTCGAACCAATACCTGCTGCGGTCGGGATCGTTCAGTTGCGATGTGGACGCGATCGCGTGCCGGCAGGGGAACCTGGTCATCCTGCAACACGATGTGCCGCAGTGGGGGATCGGCGGCCGCACGATGCCGGGCTCGACGGCCAGCTCGGTTGTGCTGGACCGCGTCGACGCCGACTTCGGTTCGGGGAGCTACAGCGTCATCGTGCTGCATCCCGCGCTGCTGCGCTACTCCGGCGGTGTGGCCGCCGTGGAGCGGATAAGCGACGGAACCGGGACGATCCTCGGCTATCAGCTCACCCTTTCGAGCTTCGACAATTTGCAGCGCGTCACGCGCGCGGTCCTGACGCCGACGCGCGACCCCATCAAGGGCCCCTTTGATTGCCGCATCACCAGCTCGTCCGCGGGCACGGTGCTGGTTCAACCTCCGGCCGGCTACGCGCCGGGAGCGGAGACGACATTCGAGCTGTGGGACACGGACGTGCTCGAAACCTGCCCGGTGAGCGCGGTGACGATGGCCAACGGCGTCCAGACGCTGACGCTGAGCACGCCGCTGTCGCAGGCGCCGGCGGATTATTCGGCTTACTTCTACGGCCCGACCGGGTCGCAGAAGATCGTGCGCGTAACGACGATCCGCAAGCAGACCGACTTCAAGGCGAAGATCGAATGGATCGATTACAGCGCCGATCTTTACATCGACGGCACGCCCACGATCGGCGAGACCTCGGCCCTGACGGCAACGAATCCCGGCGTCACGTCGCTGACGGGCGATGAAGTGTTCAAGCTCGTCACCGGGACGAATGTGCCGTTTATCCACCTCGCGTGGAAGCGGGGTCCGGGCACGGTCGGCGTTGCGATTTACATGACAATCGTCACTTCGGGGTTGAGCGTCAGCAACGCTCTGCCGGTGATGATTGCGCGGCTGACCAACTATCCGACCAGCTACTCGCTACAAGCGCCGATCGGGCAGACCATGATCTTCACTGTCGTCGGCTTCGACGTGAATGACAACTATGCAGGTTTCAAGACGGCGCCGAGCGTGACGATCACTCCGGCCGGAGTTACGGCCAACCTGCTACTGGGCTCGAGCTTCCAGTCCGGCTTCGCATTTTGGAGCATCACGCCGCGCGCCGGCGACACCTTCGTCCCGAGCTTCGCCGACGATGGGGAAGCTGTGTACACCGTTGCCGGCAGCGCTCTGACGGCCGTGCAGCAGCTTTGCTTCCAGGTTGTGCCGCAGGCATCGTGGGCAGTCGGCGATCCGCTGATGCTCTCCGGCTACGTCGAAGACACCTGCACCGACATCACGTACCCGAACGCCGGCGACGTCATCCTGACGCTGAGCTTCCAGGATGCGAGCAGCTCGGTCCTCGGCACGGCGACCGTGTCCGCTCCGCTCAGCGGCGTCACGCCTACGCTGACGCGGTTCAACACCGCGGTCACCGACATCCCATCCGGCACCCTCTTCGTCACGGTGACCGTCTCGCTCGGCGGCAGCGGCCTGAGCCTGCCCGTCGGCTCGACGGTGACGATCAGCCACTTTTTGCTGGAGGTGACCTCCAGCGGCCAGACCAATCCGAGCGCCTGGGCGGACCGCGACGCGCTGGGCAACATCCTGGACATCTTCACTACCGGCTCGAGTACCGGGCTGCGGGTGCAGGGATCGCTGCTGCCGAGCTTTACCGGCACCATAGGTTTCACGTTCACGGCTGCCGTGGCGACGCTCGCCTGGTCCAGCCTCGTCATCCTGTGGCCGGATGGCGCGTTCACATATGTTCAGGACGGCTCGACCTTCTTCGTTGGACTCGCGGCCTCGACGACGTACTACGCTTTCCTTTACTTCGATATCATCCTCGGCGGCGTTCATTTGGCGACTCCCACAACGCCGATCGGATCGCCGGCGGAACTGAGCGCGTCCTACGACACTTTCGCCGACGCAGCGTGTAAACAGGATGGCAGGGTCGCGCTGGTGCCGGGCGGTCTCAGCTTCACGACAGCAGCGTCCGGGGGATCAGGCGGCGGGTCCGGCGGCGGTGGCCTAGATCCCATCACATGCACAGTCCGCGGCACCGTGCTCCAGACGCCGGAAGGCGCGGTTGGCAACGAGGAGATCAAGCAGCGCTTCGACGCCGGCGAGGACGTTTACCTCTCCGCGCGCACCGGGCCGGAGCGGATCGTCAGCGCGTTCTGGGCGCCGGTCGAGTCCAGCTACTGGATCGAGGTCGAAGGCTTTGCCGGTCTCGGCGCGTCGGAGTCGATGACCCTGAAGCCCGAGGGCGAAGGGCACCGCTGGTGCTCGCGGATCGCCGACGGCACGCGCGTGGAAACGGTGGACGGCTACCGCTCGATGACGAAGACGCGGGTGGATGGCGCCGCCGAAGTGTTGTGCATCGAGCTGGCCGGCCCGTCGCACGAATACCTGGCCGTCGATGGCGTCTGGACCCACAACCTCCAAAAGCGGGCCTAACGTTCGGGCCGCTTTTGACCGATTCGCGGCAGTGCGGCTATCACTGCGTCATGCCATCGATCCCCGCCGGCTTCACTGCCTTCAACGCTTCACACATTCAGGACGCTAGCGGAGTTGTGCTGTTAGCGGGAACTCTCTCCGTGGAACCTACAGACAGCAACGACATCCCCATCGCCGCAACCTCGGGCGGCGCTGGAGGCGCGATCCTCGTACGGTGCGCCACAGTCGCGGTAGAAACCGGAAGCGTTCCCATCAACTTCTGGGTGTCCGACACCTCTCGCACGCGGCCACCGAACATCTGCTATCGCGTGACGGTAAGGGATCCCAGCGGGATGCCTATCTTCACGCTCCCCAAGGTGCAGCCCAGTGGCCCATTCTTCAACCTCGATACCTACGACCCCACGACGCCCGTGATCCCAACAGGGACAGCTAGCGCGACGCCT